TTCTTTTTTACCGCGATTAGTATATCCTGCATTACCGCTATTGCCTGTTGCGGCAATTGTTGCAGTCGGTATACCACCACCCTTAATTGGACCCACATCTCCAGCTGCAACTGCATCAAGGTCTCTGATAGTCCACGTATTGTCTCTATAATTCCAGATAAGAGCTTCATCACATTCCCCTCCAGTTGAGTTTAGTGTAGGATAACACACCCATATTTCTTCTTCTTGATGATTCTGAAGGGTAAACAATTGACGTTCATGTATAGGGTTTAAGTTATTATAAAAGTATTGGGTTACTCTTTTACCTGATAGCGATTGTATATTTCCTGGGTTTCCAGCAAATGTGTAGATATCGTTAGCGCCTACTACAAAATGTTTACCATCATATTCAACTACGGCTCCTGTAGTAAGACACCCATACTCATCTGTATTAGGTGCAAAAGATACAGGTGCTGTAGCATTACCAGTAAGACGCATAACGTGTATACTGTCTGAACTGTAAATATACATGTTACCTTGTAGTGATTTCATTTCTTGAATAACATTAGTTTCTGACAAAGTAAATTCATCAGCAGTACTGACACCAGCAGCAAAAGGATTCCAGTTATTAGGCACTGATCCAGGAACTGCTACATCTGATGATCTTACAACACCAGAAAGTCTACGGATAATAGTCGTTGGTGTAACAGAATCAACTTCAGTTAAATCACCTGCAACAAGCAAATCGCCAAACGATTGAACAATACCTGCTCGTACATTTACAGGGTTTCTAGATTTAATTGTAGCTGTAAGTGTATCATTAGCTGTTAAATTTCCAATTATAATTACTGTTGTGTTAGTACTTGTATCAGTATATATTTGAAAATTATTACCACTTACTGTAGGTATAGTCCCTGGTAATGCTCCAGGAACAAAGTTAGTTCCGTTAACTGTTCCAGACCCTGCAGGGCTACCTGCTTGTGCTGTTTTAGCAACTGTTCCTGTCACTAAAATTTCGTTTGCAGTAAAGTCTACTTTTTGACCAAGATCGAATACAGTACTATTACCAGCTAAATAAGTATCACTATGTACTATTTGTTGTACATTATAACTATCCCATCCAGGAAGCTCTGCTAAAGTAATATTATTTATATTAGTATTTCCTGGAGCATCTAATATATAATGAGGTTTATCAATTCCATTGTTAATAATAAAAGAAAATCCACCACTAAATAAAGTATGCTGCCAACCGTGTGTTGTAAAAGCAAATCCATCAGTCATACTAGCAGGTGTAATATCTTTCTTTGTACCTGTGTGATCTTGTATATAAACCTTTTGTCCTACAGTAATACCAGCACGAACATAATCTACTACCCAAATATAATAACAACCATGAGGTGCTTTATTAGGGTTTTCCCAAACTGCAAAATATCTAACCTGACCAAACAACTCATTAGCTGGTACAAGATCTTCTACAATATTATTAAGCAATAGTTCTCCTGATATTTTACGAACTGCACCATCTTTAAATCTAACATTACGTACATCTGTAAATACGTTTGGTGCTAAGGCAACAGGAGGAGTATCAATGATAACCCCTTGCGATGCGATATCGGTAACAGAAACTGTTTCTTCTGCCATGTTACTCCTCCGTTAATTAATTACTAAGCGCACTCTTTCTGGCCTGTAAGCGGGTCGATAAAGCAAGCCTCAACCTTTCCCTTTTCTTCAACCATTTCCTCATTCGTGCTAGATACCTTCTCTTCCGCTTCCACGGTTTCGTTAAAGATACCAAATCGTTTTCCACTGATCCTGAACGTAGTGCATCCCTTCGCCCCGCCCTTCCAGGCATCAACATACACTTGTTTAAAATCTTCATATGACACATCATCTCCCACATTACAAGTTTTAGAACATGCTGAGTCAATATAATGTTGAGACAACAGCAATACCGCTAAGTGATCTTGAACTGAAATATCAGATGATGTCCTCCCTGCTACCCCTCTAGAATAAGCGTAGTCTTCTACACGTTCTACACGAGGCCCTTCAAATGTTTGAATAGTACGATCATAGTAATGACTAAATACAGGCTCTATCCCACCAGTGACATTATCTGCCACAAGGCTGATAGTACCAGTAGGAGCAATACTAGTGAGGTGGCTGTTGCGTATGCCATATTCTCTAATCTCCTTCTTAACAGATGCAGGTAAAGTACGTACAAAGTTAGACTTTAAATACTCTGGACGATACATAGGAAATGCACCTTTTTCTTTTGCTAACAAAGCAGATGCCTTATAACAATTATCTCTTAAACAAGCAAAGACCTTTTCAGTCCAGTTAAGAAAATCAGGAGAGGCGTAAGGGTATCCTAGAAGCTCACCAGCGTTAGCTAAGGCAGTAACACCTAGTCCCATACGTCTTTTGTCTTTAGCCTCATCAGACTGTTCTTTAAGTGGGTATATAGTACGATCAATAATATTATCCATAGCACGTACTACATGTGGAATGTCTTTCTTAAACTGTGTAAAATTAAATGTATAGTTACCAGCACTCTTATCAAGATACTTTACTAGGTTAAAGGAACCTAATAGACATGCACCTTGAGGGGGCAACGGCTGCTCACCACATGGGTTAGTGGCTTCAATAGTCTCACAGTACCATAAGTTATTCATCTCTTGTATACGGTCAATAAACAGAACCCCTGGCTCTGCCCAATCCCAGGTTGAGTTCATTATCTCATCCCATACCATTTGGGCTGATAGAGTGCCACGCACAACACCGTCAAACAAAAGATCGTACTCGGTATTGTTATCCAAAGCTTCCATAAAGGCATCTGTAACCCCAACGGAGATATTAAATCCGGTGAGTTTATCACTGTTACGTTTAGCGCGAATAAAGTCGAGTATGTCAGGATGGTCAACCCTAAGGACACCCATTTGTGCTCCTCGCCTGTGACCACTAGAAGCAATTGTTTGGCACACCGCATCAAAGATCCCCATAAAAGAAACAGGACCAGAAGACTGAGAGTCGAGAGAGTTAATATGATCGCCCCGTGGTCGTAGTCTACTAAAATCATATCCAATACCACCACCTTTACGCATAGTTTCTGCAGCTTCTGCAGCACGTTTCATTATAGACTTCATGTTATCTTCAATAACACCACTAACAAAACAATTAAAAGCTGTAGTAATACGCCTACTGCCCATAGCATTTTGAACCCTACCTGCTGGTAGAAACCTCATGTTTCCAAAGATGTCCTCTAGTTCTAATTGATGCTCAGGAGTATCATTAAGTGCTCCTGCCATGCGTTTTACTTTATCATCAAAAGACTCACCCTCTTGACGATACTTCATTGCATCAATCTCTTCAGAAATAGATGTTATTGGTCCAGCGTACTCTACATTTCTCATGGTATTATTACCTCTTATTTGAATAGATTTTTCCTATAAGGGGTATATACTATTACACTGCTCTCATTCTTTGTACAAGTCGATCAGCCCTATTTGTAACTTGTTGATACCATTTACTGTCAACCATTTCTACTGCAGCCCTATGCCAATCACCAGAGTCTACAGCGGCTCTCATACCTACAAACTTACTAAGCCGAGGTCTACCCATATTAAACATCATATTAGCAATAATTAATTGGACTTCCTCAGGCAAAAGTTCGAAGTTGGAATATAACCTCTTGCACTCCGATAACACTGTTTCGACATCTTTAGCGAAACACTCATTGACTCTATCTTCTGAGACTGGTGTGCCAACTGCCTGTCCGTATTCCATATCGCTAGATAAAATAAGATGACCAATGCCGTGTGTAGGGAGACCAAGATGATCCAAGTAAATTTCATACCTGCAACCCTCGTCAGTTTTAAGTTCTTCTCTTAATTTATCTACATTCATTTTGTTAGCCTCTTTTGCTTTTCATATGTCCTTAAACCTCCAATCCCCAACATACCTCCTAGGACGGGCAACAACGTGCTCATATCAAACTCAGGCAGGGTAGGTAGCTGAGTACCTGTTAAGGCTACTACAAAGAGCAGGATAGGCTGTAAAACAAAGTGGTAGGCAAAAGCAGACGCACAGACCCACCCAACTGCTGGTCTCCAGCCGCCCTTAAATATAGAGCCTGAAGCTGCCTCTGCTTTGTTTACTTCTATTTGAGCAAGTGCTAATTCCTGGGCATGTTTTTCTCCCATCGTAGCAAGCTCATGGGCAATCCTTGCCTTTTCATCAGCGTCAGGGATAAACTTATCTAGCAGTCCTGTTACAGGGCCTATCAATGCAGATATCATGTTGCTACTCCTGGGGTTTTTATTTCATGGTGTACACACTTATATGCTTGAGGTATATGATCTGGCATTTCATCTATAAATTCACGCATTTCTATTGAACGGGCTACACATTGTTTTCTTGTTTCATACGGACCCCTTGTATCTTCTAACTCAAAACATGTGTTAGGGTTTGATGCTAAACAAACTAATACTAATACTTCAAACATTTTAATCTCCTCATGTTGCTTTAGCTACTGATACAGCCATAGCTATAATTATCCCTATTACTGCAATTATACAACTAACAGCAATTAGGATTTGTTTTATTAAATCCTCTCGTTCTTGTGCTTTTATTCTTTGTGCTCTTTTAAATGCTGCAACTTTTTCTTTTTGTTCTCTAATACGTCTAGCTCGTTCATCAACAATTGATTTCCATGTACCATGACCAAACCGCATATCAACTAAAGAAGCTACTTCCTGGAGTTTTTCTGCAGCTAGTCTTGCATCAATAACTTCAGATGCTACGCCTCCGATACCTCCAAAGTTATCTACTCCATCTTTTTTATTTCTTTGTTGTTGTACTTGTTTTTCGCCCTCAAACAACTTATCTATATAACCAGCTATTTCGCTTACATCATTGGCAGTACCGATCATACTTTTGATACCATCAACCGCGCCTTTAACTAAAGCTATACCTGCCATTGTTTCTGCGATCATTTTATTAACCTCACATTTTCATTAAGAGAGAGGATGCTAAGCCAACGACTATTACCGTTGACCCCATTATCATTGCTTCAAGTCTCCACAATCTTTTGTCGAGACCTGATAGTTTATCTTCTACAGACGCATAGCGTACTGCACATTCTTTTTCGTGTGCTTCTAGCTCTATAGCAACTCGTAGTTCTGGTGAAACTTCTTGTGACGTTTTCATTATCCAGCGATTTCCATAAGAGTAAGCGTTGCTTGAGATGCTACACCATTTGTGTAGTTATAATAATAAGTGCCAGTGCCTTTTTTTGCTTGAATCTTATAAGTAATTGCACTTGTGGTTGCTGGACTGTCTAGGTATGAAAAAGTATTAGGCGCAGAATCCCAGCTAGAACTAGTACCATACAAATTAAAATTGTAGATAATTGTGCTACCTCGTAAAAGAACGGTAATTACATCTTGAGTTGCAGTAGAAATACAAGGCGCAGAGTGTAAAATTAATATTTTACTGTTTGATGATGAAGGGGTAATTGCTGCACTTAAACCAACATCCGCAAGTGATGTGGTAGCGTCATATATACCTGTTTTTTCAGCAGTTATTGCTTGCAGCACACTACCACTACGAATAGGAATCCCAGCCGTTGTTACTGCGCTAAGAGACTGATTGTTTAATTTTGTTAATGCCATATCTGTCTCCTATGGTTTCGTAGGCCAAGTAACATCGTCTAGTGATGTGGCACTGTCTGTGATGTCTCGTAGGGCTTGGCGGTATGTTGTCTGTGCAGATGACATAGTAATGTCAGAGGATGCCCACCAATCTGTTTCAGCAAGTTTAGCATTACGTTCTTGGCGTAACGCCATTAAGTTTGATTCAGTTGTAATAGCCGATAAATCATACTCAACTACATTGTTATCTTTGTCATATGCAATATCACCAATAATTGTAACTACTTTTGAATTTAATTTAATGATTGCTTCATGTTTCATTGTGCAATCTCCATTACAAACATGGAACTAAGGTCATTGTTACCAGTGTTT